AGATTTAGTAATAGAAAATGAGAATACCGTCCTATTTGACCAAAATCGTTATGATGTAGGCAATTATTACAGCGATAAAACCATTGCTGAGAACAATGCAAGAGCTGATAGGTTATTGCGTTGTTTAAGACAGTGGCAGGCACAAAATGACAAGGTTATTTCTGTGTCTGATTGGAAAAATGATAAAATCAATAAATATTGTTTTGCATATAATTATAGTTTAAATGAATTAAACATAGGAATAGAACGGAAATTAAGACGACCGAATGCTATATATTTCTCAACATCCCAAAAAACAGAGGAAGCTATTGAAGTATTCAAAGATGAACTGCTATGGTATTTTACCGAGTATGTTCAGCGATTAGATGAGGCGCAAAATGGTTAAAGAACAATTATGTTGGACGTGCCAGAATGCTTGCGGATGGTGTTCGTGGAGTAGTTGCTTTCAGCCTGTTGAGGGTTGGACCGCTGAAAAGGTACACCGCAAGACGTATGATTCGTATAGAATAACAAAGTGTCCGGAGTATGTACCGGATAAGAAAGCATAGGGGGAATTGATTTGACGATTAAAGAATGTAAAGAATGGCTTTCGAGAGCGAGAAAGACGGACGAGGAGATTAACGCACTTATTGCGGAGCAGGAGAGAGCATTGACAAACGCAACAAGCACTGTGGCTCAGTCGGGCAGTGAAAAGGTGCAGACGTCAAACGTGAATACTTCGGAGAATAAGTTTGTAAGCTATGCCGCTTATTCCGAATTGATAGATAAACGCATTGACAGACTGTACGAAATTAAAAAAGAGATTTTGGAAAACGTGAATAAACTCGATGACGCAACACTTCGAACTATATTAATTCTGCGTTATCTCAATTTTCAAACGTGGGAAATGATTGCTTGTAAAATGAATTACAGCTATATGCAAATATGCCGTCTGCACGGCAAGGCTTTGAATTTAATTAAAGATGTTATAGAATGTTATATTGCACCTGTGATATAGTATATCATGAAATAAGTAACATAAGCGGTGTATCATCGTGAGATGATGGGTGAATGTCTCGTGTAACTGATTGGTGGGAATGGAGATATTAGATTAAACAGATTGTGTGTTAATCATGCAGTCTGTTTTTTGTTTGGAGGAAATATGGATTTAAACGTTATTAAAAATAAAGCCGAGAATGTTTACGGCGGAGAAAATACAACTGAATATAAAGAATTTGAAGATAAGTTTAAACCGAAGAAAACGACTGATGATTGTTATACACCCGATAATATTTACGAAACGGTTGCGGATTATGTTGCAACACGATTTAAAGTGGACCGTAACAAGTTTGTACGTCCTTTTTATCCGGGTGGAGATTACGAGAAGTATAATTATATGTCTGATAGTATTGTTGTGGATAATCCGCCGTTTTCAATATTGGCACAGATAGTGAAATGGTATCAATCGCAAGGGATAAAATTTTTCTTGTTTGCACCGGGTTTAACTATTATTGGATTAACACGACACGCAAATATAATCTGCGTAGGGTATACCGCGACATATGAAAACGGCGCAAAAGTTAATACATCGTTTGTAACAAATATGACAGATAATCTGATTGAAAGTAGTAGCAAATTATATAAGCGTTTAGAAAATGCAGATAAAGAAAATTTGCGAAAAATAAAAAAACAATTACCTAAGTATACTTATCCTGATAACATATTGACAGCATGCAGAATGAATACACTTTCGCGATATGGTGTTGATTTTGCGATAAAGCGAGAAAATGGATATTTTATGCGTGATTTAGATAGTCAGCGAAAATTCAAAAAAAGCATTTTCGGTAACGGTTATTTAATATCGGGCAAAAAAGCTGCAGAACTTAAAGCTGCAGAATATGTTTGGGAGCTGTCGGAACGAGAGAAAGAAATCATAAAGACTTTGAAATGAAAAATAAAAAAAGAAGTGGAAAGGTGAAAACAATGTTCGAAAGAATAAAGGCATATTGGCAAAAACGAAGATACGAACGAGAACGCAAGAAGTTCATACGCAAATGGAACGAGGATAATAAAAATTGGTGCGAGTGTCGACATAAACGCAAAGCGTTTAAACGTGCAATGATAAAAAACGGTTATACGATGTAATCAAACAGAAAATGTGAAAGTGAGGTGATAAGAGTGACTGAAAAGCAAAAGTTGTTTTGTGAGGAATATTTGATTGATTTGAATGCAACGCAAGCGGCGTTAAGAGCGGGATATTCGGAAAAGACAGCGTATTCGATTGGAAATGAAAACTTGAAGAAACCTGAAATTCAGGAATATATTCAAAAGCGGCTAAAAGAGAAAGAGGACGCTCTTATCGCCAAACAAGATGAGGTCTTAAAAACGCTTACGGCTGTTATGCGACGTGAGAAGCCCGAAACAGTTGTTGTGACGTGCAAAGCACGTAAATCACACTATGACGACAAGGGCAAGAAAGTCACTGACGAGGCGGAGCAACCGATATGCGTTGAAATACCGACAAAGGTGTCTGACGTAAACAAAGCGGCGGAAATGTTGGGTAAATACTACGCATTGTTCACAGACAAATTAAACGTTGACGGTGATATGGACTACAGCATTAAAATTGATTACGGAGGCGGTGACGAATGAACAAAATAACAGTACCGTTCAATCCGATATTCAAACCTGTACATCAATGCAAGAAACGTTACGTTGTAATGAAAGGCAGTGCTGGAAGTGGCAAGAGTGTTGATACTGCACAACTGTACATATTGCGTTTAATGCGTGACAAAGGGCGTAATTTGGTATGTGTGAGAAAGTCTGATATAACAAACCGTGACAGTACATTTGCCGAGCTTGAATCAGCTATAAACCGTATGGGCGTAGGCAGAGCGTGGCGAGTTACGCAAAGTCCGTTGTCGTTCACCTGTATAAACGGCAACAAGATTATATTTCGTGGTGTAAACGATAACAAGCAACGCGAAAAGCTGAAATCAATCACATTTGCGAACGGTAAGTTGACCGACGTATGGATTGAAGAGGCTACGGAGCTTGTACAACAGGATTTTGAAATTATAGATGACCGTTTGAGAGGTGAACTTCCCGACGGCCTTTTTTATCAGATAAAGCTGACATTCAATCCCGTGTCATCAAGTCACTGGATAAAGAAAGTGTTTTTCGATATACAGGACGATAACGTCTTAACGCATCAAAGCACATATTTAACAAACCGATTTTGTGACGAGGCATACAGACAACGTATGCTACGTCGTAAAGAAGTTGACCCTGAGGGCTACAGAATTTACGGACTGGGTGAATGGGGCGAAACAGGCGGATTGATATTCTCGAACTATCGCATTGAGGAATTTGAAACAGATATGAGCCGTTTTGACGCTATGGCGATAGGACAGGACTTCGGCTTTAATCACGCAAATGCTATATTGACGTTAGGCTATAAGGACGGTGATATTTACGTTTGTAATGAACTGTATGTACACGAAATGGACACAACTGAAATTATCCCGAAAGCTGACGGGAATTTCAGCAAAAGTCTTGTAATGTGGTGCGACAGTGCAGAACCGGACCGTATAAAAATGTGGCGAAAGGCAGGCTATCGCGCAAGGGCAGTTGTTAAAAATCCGAACAGCATACAATCGCAGATTGACTGGTTAAAAGGCAGAAAGATACATATTCATCCGTCTTGCGTGAATGTAATCAAAGAGATACAGCAATGGCGTTGGCGAGTTGATGAAAAGTCGGGCGAGTATACTGACGAACCTGTCAATGTATTTGATGACGCAATGGCGGCACTGAGATACGGCGTTGAGAGTTGGCGCAAGGATAAGAAAGCTAAAATCTATTCAAGAGAGGAGTACGGAATATGATAATTGATGAAGATATAGTCGCAGGCGGTGTGACACCGTTTATCATAACGAAATTGATTGAACGGCACGAGCGAGAGCGACAGAGATACCGATTATTGCACGATTACTATATGGGCGATCACCGCATTTTAAGCCGCAGAAAAAGGGGCAAAAACGTGGCAAACAACCGCATAATGTGTAATCACGTAAAGTACATAACGGATATGACGCAGAGTTATCTTGTCGGCAATCCTGTAACATACGCAGTATCGGACGAATACGATATTGAAGCAATCAAAAACGAATATTTGGAACAGGATATGCCGAGTGTTGACAGTGAAATCGTAAAGAATATGAGCATTTACGGCAAAGCATATGAACTGATTTATGCGGACGAAAAAAGCAAGCCGAGAAGTGTCCGATTGGACCCGGAGCATACATTTGTATGTTACTCACAGTCGGCATTTGAAAAGCCGTTGTTTGCGGTGTATTACTACAAGAAATACGACCTTGACGGCTACTGCACAGGCAGTATTTGTCGTGTGTATGACGAATCATTTATATATACATACACAGGTCTTGACAGCTATACGGCATTGTCATTGCAAAATGTTGAACCACATTACTTTTTTGATGTGCCGATTATTGAATACAGAAATAATACGGAAATGCAGGGTGATTTTGAACAGTTGATAACGCAGATTGACGCATACAATGTGTTGATGTCAGATAGAATTAATGACAAAGAGCAATTCGTTAATTCGCTGTTGTTTTTGTGCAACTGCGACCTTGACACTGAACAGGCAAAAAAATTATTGGTAGAACGTATCTTAATGGGTGACGGTGACGCAAAGGCGGAGTATCTGTCAAAGGTACTGAACGAGGCTGATACAAAGGTGTTGCGTGACGACATCAAGGACGATATACACCGTTTGTCACACGTTCCCGATTTGTCGGACGAAAGTTTCGGCAACAATTTGTCGGGTGTAGCGATAAAGTACAAGCTGTTGGGATTTGAACAGCACGTCAAGAACAAAGAACGTAATTTCGCTAAGACATTGCGCAAGCGATTAGAGATTTACAACAATTTCTTAGTGACATTAAACGCAATGAAAGAAGTGCCGTCGCACAGAGTTGACATCGGATTTACGTATAACTTGCCTGCAAACGAACTTGAAATAGCACAGATGATTAATTACCTCAAAGGTCTTGCGTCAGATGAAACACTTTTAGAGCGTTTGCCATTCATCACAGACGCAAAGGAAGAAGTTGAAATCGCACGCAGAGAGCAAGCGGAAAAATCCGCCGAGGATATGCGTATCGCTGAAAGTTCGGCAAGGAAAGTAAACTACAATGAAGAGTAAGGCATATTGGGTAAAACGTGCCGTTGAAGTTGAAACATATTTACAATCGCAAGCGGACAGCGTTAAGGACGGTGTAATTAAGGCATATGAGCGAGCAATCAAGAATGTAAACAATGACATTGAGAAAACATTTAAAGCCTATATTTCAACTGATATACCCGAAAAAGAGGCACGTCGGCTGATGAGCATAGCCGACAGCGATAAGCAGTACGAAGAACTGCTTGAACTGTACGACGAAACAGACGACAAGACGGTCAAAAAAGAAATTCTAAACCGCATAAATGCACAGGCATACGGTGCGAGAATTAGCCGATTAGAGGGACTGAAACGTAATGTATATATTTACTTTAGGCACGTTGCAAACGAGGCTATAAAGGAGCAAAAGAAACTGTATGACAGTGCGGTAAAGACGGCGTATTATACGAATATTTTTGATACCGCACAAGGTTTAAACTGCGGTATTGATTTTCCACTTGTACCGCAAAAGGCGGTTAATAAAGTGTTAAGTGAGCCGTGGCACGGTCACAACTACAGCGAGAGAGTGTGGATACATAACGACAGATTTATACAGGCAGTCGGACAGACGATTGAGGACGGTATAATCAGCGGTCACAGCGTAAGCCGTATGACCGACAAGCTGATTGATTACGTCAAAGATACTGCACCGGGTGGAATACGAACATCAGCCGAAACACTTGTGCGAAGTGAAACGGCTCATTTTATGAACCAAGGTCAAAAGATGGCGTATGAGGAAATAGGTATAAAACAGTATCGTTTTGTTGCGGCACTGTCTGAATTGACGTGTGACAGGTGCGGAAGTCTTGACGGTAGCGTGTTTGATACGGATAAAGCCGTTGAGGGCGAAAACTTCCCGCCGATACACCCGCGCTGTCGTTGTGTTACGATTATGGCAGACGTGAATTTGACAAGTCGTATTGCACGCGATCCGCTCACTGGCGAAAATTACAAGGTTGACGGAAGTATGACGTTTGACGAATGGAAAAACAGTTTGTCGGACGAACAGAAAAATGCGTTAAAATATGTTGCAAATAGTGAAAAACGTGGTATAATAAAGGTAGATAAAGATACATTGAAAGTATCTACGGGCGGAAGAAGAAACGAGAAAAATCTTTCACAGGAACAAATAGACAGCATTAAAGATTATGCGGTTTCTTTGGGTATGCCAAGAGAACGTATTTATTATGTTGATTATGATTGTACAGCATATGGCTCTTTAGCGGACGTTTTACGAATTGGAACTGATGTATATCCGTCAGAGAAAAAGCAATCCAATCCAAACAGTAATGTTTCTATGAAAGGTGCCATAGCTCACGAAATAATCGGACACCGTGCGGCATTTTTGAACGGAAAGACGCAAAGTGATGATATTTTAGAAGAAGTGCAGGCGAGTTTGAGGGCGGCAATATTAACACCCAATTTATCAAACAGCGAAAGAATGGTACTCGCAAGGGACGGGGTATATAGATTACATAAAACGGGTAAAAAATTAAAAGACGTACGAAATTTATTGTATTTGGAGTGATAGTTATGTGTGAAATAATAAATGTTCAAAAAATAAACAATCAATTTATTGTGGATTGCACTCCGTGCAAGGAAGATTTTACGAATGCGAAACTATTGCAAATCATCAATAAGCATAAGCAAGTATATACGACAAAAGAGTTTAAAGTTGAAAAAACAAGAGGGTGCTTTTCAAAAGGTGGCTCACCGTGGATTGTACTACAAAATATTCCTGATGGTTTTGTGGATAAAGGCAATGAGATAATTTTCAGATAAAAATAACTAAATATACGCAAAAGCACGTTTTCGGACGTGCTTTTTTGATACACTGAAAGGCGGTGATAGTGTGAGAGTAGGCACAACATACACATAGAAGAAAGGAATGGTGATCCGATTATCTCCCTGTTAGACGTGGGGTTATACGTCTTATTTTTATACAATTTTTCAGAAAGGAATGATTTGAATGGCAGATACAGCAGAGCAAACAGAAAATCAAGAGCAAGAGAAGTCCACAGAGCAGAAGTCCACAGAGCAGAAGTCAACCGAACAAAAAGACGGCGACAATCAAAAGGCGATTGACGAAGCGATAGCTAAGGCGAAAGCGGAGTGGGAAAAGGAACTTGAGCAAAAGCTAAAGGACGCTGAAAACGAGGGCATGAGAAAAGCCAAGTTGACAAACGAGCAAAGAAAAAAAGAGGACGACGACAAGGAACGAGAAGAATTTGAAAAAGCAAAGGCAGAGTTTGAACGTGAAAAAATCGTTGCATATGCCGAAACGGAACTTGCCAAAGTCGGACTGTCCGCCGAGATTGCAAAGTACATTGTAGCAGAGGACAAGGATAGCACAAAGGTGGTTATCGACAAGATAAAAGAAAGCTACGACAAAGATGTACAAGCAGGTGTTACCGAGCGTTTAAAGGGCAAAACACCGGATTTAAACGGTGGCAGTGGCGGTCACAACACAGGCAGTTTTATGGACATAATCAGAGAAAATCAAAGATAGGAGTGAAATAAATGGGTTATTTAAAAAATGAATTGACAGGCTTTGTGCCTGTCGAGCAAGCAACAGAAATCATCAAAATGGTGACAAGGGGTTCAAGTGTTTTAAGAATGGCGAAAGTCGAGGAAATGAAACACGAGAAGAAAAAGTTTAACGTACTTACAGACGGTCCGGGTGCTTACTGGGTCGGTGAGGGTGAAAGAATTAAGACAAGCGGTGCTACTTGGATTCACCCTGAAATCGAGGCTAAGAAGTTAGCCGTTATTATTCCGGTAACAAAGGAAAAGTTGGAAGATACGACTATCAGCGTATTTGAGGAACTAAAGCCGGAAATCGCAGAGGCATTTTACAGAGCGATTGACGCGGCGTGCATTTTCGGTACAAATTCACCGTTCAAGACAAATATTATGAACGCTATCGACAGTAAGCATATGGTTGTTACGGACAATGCAAATATTGATATTGCTATGTCTGACGCAATGTCGATGATTGAAGAAAACGGCTATGACCCATCGGGATTTATCGGTCGTATCGGTGTTAAGAATATGCTGAGAAAATTGCGTGACGCAAACGGCGCACCTGCATATGTCAACGGTACAACAGGCGGTGAGCTGTACGGTCAGCCTATCGAATTTGTACGTAACGGTGCGTGGGACAATAAACGTGCCGATATTATCACAGGTAATTTTAAATATGCCGTTGTCGGTATGCGTGCAGGTATTAATTACGAAATTCTTACAGAGGCAACACTACAAGGCACTCTTGACAGTGACGGTAAACCGCTATCACTTGCCGAGCAAGATATGGTTGCAATCAAGGCTACTATGCGTTTAGGTTTCCTTGTGGTTAAGGACGACGCATTTGCCGCATTTAAGAACGGTGTTCCGACACTTGGCGAATTGACAGTTGAATCGGTTGCCGGCACAACAGGCAACACTGTTATTACGGTATCGCCAAAGCCTATCGGCGGTCACAAGTTGGTTTACAAGACTGCCGCAAGCACCGCTCCAAGTGTTGCGTATGACGACGATTTGTCGAAGTGGACAGAGTTTAACAACGGTGACGAAATCACTGCGACAAACGGTCACAAGATTACAGTTGCGGAAGTTACAGCAGACGGCAAAGCGAGAAAGTCGGGCAGTGCCGACGTTGTAAGCGGTGAATAATATGGAACAGTTGGGGACACTAAAAATGTTGCTGGGGATAAAGGACGACGAGCAAGACAGCTTGTTGTCCTTTTTGATTGAGGACACGGTTAATATGATTATGGCGTATTGTCATATTGATGTACTGCCACGTCAGCTTGAAAGCCTTGTTCCGAAGATTGCGGCGGATATGTACAGGGCAAAAGGTTACGGGGACAGTAAAAGTCCCGAAGTAGTCAAGAGCATAAGTGAGGGCGAACGCTCCGTTACATACACCGAAACCGACAACGACAAGATTTTCAGCAACTATTATAAACGCCTTGACCCGTTCCGAAAACGAAAGGGGCGTGTTCCGAGTGACATCAGTATTCAGTGATTTTTACGATAAAACTGTTATAATCGCAGAATATGAAATTGACGACTATACAGGTAAAACCGAAAAGACTGTATTGTCCGAAATCAAAGCCGATGTACAACCGTACAGCGGTGGCAGAGCAAGAGAGCAATACGGTTTGGATATAGAATGTCAAATGCGTATGTTCTGCGATATGTCAGACGACGTAAAGGTCGGTAACAGAGTTGAATATGACGGCGACATATATGATATAACATATGTGCAGAAATGGGACAGCGGTTTGGTAGCAATGCTTGAGAGGAGTAGGCTGAAATGAATTTTTCAATCGAGGGGATAGATAACGTTGTTGATAAGCTGACACAGTATGCGTCGGGCGATAAAATACAGCGAGGTTTGGCAATGGCGGGTGAAGTCGTAAGAACGCACGCAGTGGCAAACTGTCCTGTTGCAACAGGACGTTTAAAGGGCAGTATCGTAAGCCAAGTGGACGGTGACAGTGTTGCAATCGGTCCGACTGCCGATTACGGTATTTATGTCGAATTTGGCACAGGCTCAAAGGGAGACAAATCTGTTTCGCATACGTCAAAAAGACACTGGACGTATTACAGTGGCGGTCGATTTTACACAACGTCGGGTCAAGCACCTAAGCCGTTCCTCGTACCTGCACTGAAAAATAACATCAGCGAGATAATCGCTAAGTTTAAGGAGGTGTATAACTCGTGAAACGAGTTATAGCGAGCAAATACGAAGTATTTGTGTTAGCGTAGGGAGGGTGATACGGTGTTTGATATTGGCTTGGAATTGCGGGACATTTTAAAGCAGATAGACGGTGTAAGTGTATGTTTTGCTTATCCCGATAATTTTAATAAATTGCCTGCAATAGCATATTACACGCTAACGGACAAAGGCTCAATGTCATATGACAATACGGTCGTTACGAATGATACGACTGTTCAGATTGATATTTACGCCGATTATCCGCAAACGTGTTTTGAATTGTCTGAGAGGGTATATAAATTGTTGACTGATCATGAATATTATCACGAAATGACAATGGACGTACCCAATCCCGACGATAAAAGTATAAAACATAGGACAATGAGATTTACGAAAGTAGTAGAAAGGAATGATTGATTTATGGCAAATACAGCAAAAAGAAAACCACTACCTACAATAGGTGTGGACAAGTACACATTTTTCGCAGTTTTAACAGACACATCAGAGGGCGCAACATATGGTGATCCGTACAATTTAAGAGGTACAGTCGAAATTGCACCGACAGACGCAGGCGGCAGTGATGTTTTTGACGCCGATAACGGTGCGTATGAAACATCAAACTACATTGAAAAATTAGGTCACGACATCACAAATGCCGATATTCCACCGGAAGTTGATTCAATGTGGCGTGGACTGACACAAAAAGACGGTGTAGTAGAGGTCGGCAACGATACAAAAACCGTTTATTTCGGTGTTGCGTGGAGAATTATGAAATCCGACGGCTCATACCGTTATGTAAGATATTACAAGGGTTCGTACAGCTTTGCGTCAAACGTAGGCGGCAAAACAAAAGCGTCAAGCGGTGCGCCTGAAAAGCAAACCGCAAAGGCTACATACACAGCCGTACAACGTGATTTTGACAACAACTATTACGCATACTTTGACGAAAGCGATTTGCCGGAGGGCGTTACAAAGACAGAACTTGAGGAAAACTGGTTTAAGGATATGAACTACTATCCAGTGAAGAAAGCACTGTAAAATAAACGTAATTTGACATTATATGAGGTATAGTGTAGAATAAAAATAGGCTGAAAAGCCTTGATATATGGGGAGCGGTGGCGGCTCTGTTTCGGAAAGGAAATATTATGAGTGAAACCACAATACAACTTGTATTGATTTTGCTTATTGTATGGATATTAAAGAAATAACCGCCCTAACGCAATAGGACGGTTATTTGGGTAGAAAATATTTTCTACACTAAATATAAACTAATGTATTAGAAACGGCTGTTTACCGTTCCTCTTATATCTAAATTATAACACAATAAAAAATGTATGTCAAGCACGCATATAGCGTGCTTTTTGTATGCAATGAATTAGGAGGAATATTATGCAACACACATTAACATTTAAACACGATAATAAAAAATACGTTTCAAAGCCATTCGACTTTGAGGCAATGTGTATTATTAATGACGCACATAACGATGAAAATAAAAACGGACCGTTAAACATCTGCCGAGAGGCGGTGGACTATATGTTCGAGGGAACGGACGCAACGCAGGATATTATTGATGCCATTGATGTAGGCACACATTCAAGACTATGTATGGAATTATGGAAATTCTATATAGACGCGTTGACAACAAAAAACGAGTAAAGGGCAGTAATTCCTCAAAAAGCCAACCACTGCGTACTTTGTATGCAGATTGGTTTAGGCAAAGAGGGTTATTGCCGAATGTAATATCAAAGCAAAATCCGTTTGTTTTGTTTAAAATGATAGACGATTTGGAAGATGATACGGAAGAGGTCTATACAGGAAACGACCCGTATTTAAAAATGTTTTATGGAATGTAGTGAGGTGATTTGTAGTGGCTGACGCGGCGGAATTAGTAGTAAGAATAAGAGGTGACGCGTCCGACTTAGAGGCGACAATTAGCAGTGTTGAAAGCGAATTGTCAAAATTGGAGCAGACGCAAAGCAAAAATAATAATACGAGTACAAAAGGTCTTACGGCATATAAAAAGCAAATGCAGGACGCACAAACTACCTTGCAAACAAGCCGTACGGCATTGACGAATACAAAAAAAGCGTATGAGGATAACGTCAAGTCTGTAAATAAAAATGTTACGGCACTGAAAGCACAGAAAACGGAATTAGATAAACAAATTTCTTTGCGTTCAAATGAAAAACGGTTGCTTACAGAGGCGAACAAAAGTCTTGACAAAAACAGTGTTGCATACAAAGACAACCAAAAGGCATTGAATTGGGTAAATACCGAGATTGAGGCATACAAAAAGCAAAGTCAAAGTATATCCGATTCTATTCGTACGCAAGAGGCGGCATTGTCGGGAAGTAAAAAGGCATATACCGACGCACAAGCAACCGTCAAAAAAGCAACAGAGCAATACGAGGAATATGAGAAAGGCTTAAAAGCCGCTGAACGTGCAGATGAGGCGCAGAACCTACAGAATACAGGTAAGCGGTGGAAAGAAGTCGGTGAGGGCATAGATACTGTAACTAAGCCGTTACAGTATGCGGCGACTGCACTTGCCGCGGGAGGTGTCGCAAGTGCCAAGTTTGCGATAGATTTTGAGGACAATTTCGCAAATGTAAAGAAAACCGTTGACGGTACACCCGAACAGCTTGAAAAGATTAGGCAAGAAATTATAGATATGACGACTGTCGGAATAAACGGACATTCTGCCATTCCTGAAACAACGGCAGAATTAACCGAACTTGCGGCGGCAGGCGGTCAGTTGGGTATTACGACTGATAATATCGTCGATTTTACCGAAGTAATGGCGCAAATGGGTTCAGCCACAAACCTTGTCGGCGAAGAGGGTGCCGCAACACTGGCACGTTTTCAGAATGTTATGGGTGTCGGTCAAAACGAAATCCGTAATATCGGCAGTGCAATCGTTGATTTGGGTAACCACAGTGCGACAACAGAATCGGAGATTGCGGCAATGGCATTGCGTATGGGTAAATACGGTTCATCTGTACGAATGTCGGCGGCGGACGTGTTGGGTTATTCTGCCGCACTATCATCATTAGGCATTGAGGCACAAATGGGCGGTAGTGCGATAGGTCGTACGTGGCTATCCATAGAAACAGCCGTTGCAAGCGGCGGAGAGGGCTTGACGAAATTCGCAAAGTATAGCGGTAAAAGTGCGGAAGAGTTTAAAAAGCAGTGGAATACTGACAGCTCCGGTGCATTTAACGGACTGTTAAAAGGCTTGCAGTCTGCCGAGAACTTAACATTGGCATTGGACGATTTGGGTATAAACAATACGCAGGACATTCAAGCAATGATGGCATTAGTCAACGGTTATGATTTAGTAACAGAGAGTGTCAATCGTTCAAACACCGCATACAAAGAAAATACGGCACTACAAGAAGAATTTGACAGAAAAGCCGAAACAACTGCGTCACAGTTGTCAGTTACCAAAAACAATATTGTTGAGGCGGCAAGAAGTATCGGCGAAACAATGTTGCCGTCAATAAAAGACGCAAGCACCACAGTAGCTAATTTCGCAAAAGGTTTGTCGCAAATGGACGACGAACAAAAACGTGCTGTTGTTAATACCGGTGCTACGGTCATTGCTTTAGGTGCATTGTCAAAAGTCGGTGTCGGAGTGATTAAGGGTGCAGGCGATTTTGTTGAGGGATTAGGAGTAATCAGCGATAAATTGCCTATTATAGCAGACGCAACGTCAGCGATAAAAGTATCGACTGCGGGGTTAGGCAGTTCATTTTCTGCATTAGCGCCGATATTCGGTGCAGTATTAGCGCCTGCGGCGGTTGTTGCAGGGTATAAGGTTATTGCCGACCACGTTACAGAGGCTATTGAAAACAACGCAAAATTGGGTCAAAGCTACAAGGAGTTATATTCTCAGTGGCAAGACGCAGACAACCAAGTTTCGCATTTGGAAAATCTGCGAAGTGAATACGAAAAACTAAACGAATCAATCAACAGCGGTACATTAAATCCCGAAGAACTCGAAAGCGCTAAAAACCGCATAAACGACATTATGCAGGAAATCAAGGCGACTACAAATGATGATACCATAAAATTAATGATTGATACGGGCGAATTTGACACCGCACTTGCAATGGCGGTATCAAACGCACAAGACAGTGCAAATGAAATCAAAGACGCATTGGATTTAACATCAGGCAAAAAGGCACAAAAGGCAGTATCAGAGGGGTACGACGCACTTCAAAAAGGTAGTTCCTACGGTATGGACTACAAAAATCAAAAAGAAGAAATGAGTCAATGGTTGCAACAAGCAACTGATGTTAAAGAAAAATACCAACAACTGCAAGAAGAAATGACTGCGGCGTATGCAAGCGGTGACAAAGAAAGACGCCAAAAAGCAATACAAGCGAGAGATGCGTTTGTAAATGAAATGACCGACAGTGAATTTTCAAAGGCATATGAAAAAATGCAAGGTCAGAAGTTTTCATTCGGAGAAATGAAAGACGTTCAAAAGCAGGTTGACAATATAAAAGCTGCATATAACGAAATCAGTACAAGCATTGAAAAGATGGACGAACGTGCAAATAACGGTCGTGAATCACTACAAGCTGTAGCGGAAGTGGTTACATCGGAATCTATGAACTTAAACGGTTTCAAGAATATGCAAGAAGTCTTTGAAAGTGGCGGTATTGCAGTTGATAATGTATGCAAACAAATCAAATCAACTATGACTGATTTGGGATTTGAAAATCAAGACATTGCCGCACAAGTGGCACTGTTTAAAAACGGTTTTCAAGACCTACAAGGCGCAATTAATAATAACGCATTGGACGCTGTTGTAAATGATTTTGTCAAACAAGGTAAAGAAATCGGACTAACGTCAGAGGAAATAGTCACGAAAGCCGCATTAATGAAAAACGGTTTTTCTGATATTCAACAGGCTGTAGCGTCGGGTGATGTAAGTGGTTTAGTGAAAGACCTATCAAGTTTAGGTGGCGATTTAGGACTAAGCACAGAGCAAGTTGACGCATTGGCGCACAGTTTGGGATTATTGCCTGAGGATAAACATATTGAAATTGACGCAAGCGGTGATGTGTCTGCAATCGAGAACGCAAAAAATGCTGTCGAGGAAATAAATAACGCAGGCAATGTACAATTACAAGTCAGTGCCGAGGGCGATATTTCTGTATTAGATACGGCTGATTCAAAGCTACAGGAATTAATCAATAACAACCAAGTTACCATAACATTTAATGTAGATACAGGCGGTTTTGATATTAACGATTTGAATGGTAATAAGTTGGGTGAAATCACTGCAACGGGTAAAGTTATATGGACTAACGACAGCACAGAACCCGACAACTATACGGCACCACCCAAAGAGGGCAATGTTACATTTAAGAAGAATAGTGCAGAACCTGACGGCTATCAACCCGAAGACAAATTTGCGACAGTCCATTATACTGTTTCTGTTGAGGGTTCGTCTATAGAGGGACTAAGCGATAAAAGTGCTCCGGCGGCCAAGTTTGGCAGTACGGGAACGTTCGTAAAAAAAGCCAAAAAAGCCAAAGGTACACAAAATTTTGAGGGCGGTTTGGCAATGGTTAATGATGAAAAGGGTATATCTGACCCACGAGAATTAATCGTTGACAAAGGACGTGCATTTATACCACAGGGCAAGGACGTAGTATTGCCGTTGTCAAAGGGTGCAAAGGTGTACACAGCGTCACAAACCAAAGCGATAATGTCGGGTATGGGTATACCGCATTACGCAACAGGAAAAGACAATTCGGACGCGTTTACATCAGCCAAGGACGATTGGACGCACTACACAAAAACGCACGCGGTAACGACCGCACAAGAACTTGAAAAGTGGCTTGAATTTCAAGAGAAATTCAAGTCGAACGACAAGGATATTGCCGATATTGAGGAACAAATATTCTCTATTATGCAGAAACAGACGAAAGAGTTCAACGAACAGTCAAAGGCATACCTCGAAAAGCACAGTGCTATAAACGATTGGGGCGACAACGGCGACAATCCTATCGACGCTTTCAAACGTATAAAAGACAGAAATTATCAAGATTTACAAGACGAAAAAATCACTTGGGACGATTATGTTGACAACGTGTCGGACGCAGGCGAAACGCTTTATGACGATATGAAAAGCTACTCGGACAGTTGGCTTGAACATCAGCAGAAGTATCACAGTATGTCGATAGACGACTACATTGCAGGTATCGACAGAGAGGCGGAACGTCTTGAAGAATTTTATGTGAATGACGTTATTAATTATCAAAAATACGTCGAGGAAAAGCAGGCACTTGAAGAAAAACGTTATGACGCAGTGGCTAAAAAGAATGCTGACGAGTATTCGGCATGGCAAAAGGACGCAGACACTTGGCAGGAGTTAAGAAGTACATATGATGATTGGGATAAGTACGGTGACAGAGAGGAAGATTTTCTAAAACGCAAAATTGACCGAGTAAAAGAGTTTTACAATGCGGGTAAAATCAGTTTTGAGGAATTTATTGACGACACAAACAAGTACAGTATGGAACTGTACAAGTCACAATCAAGTGCGGTTGACGAACTGCTCCAAAAGCAACAAGACTATATTTCAAATGTCAAAGATGAATTTTCAAAGCAAGAGCAAGAACTTCGTGACGGTTGGGACGTACAGGATCGCAAAACCGATATGTCAGAGGTACAGGCGCAACTTGATGTGTACGCAAATTCAGTTACTGATAAGGGGCAACAGAAGTACAAAGAGTTGCAGGAACAAATGAAACAGTTGCAACGTGATGAAGAATTGTACCAACTACAGAAAAAGAATAATGCCACTATTGAAAGTCTTGAGGCTGAATACAAGCAAATGGAGGACGGCAAGAAAAACATTCTTACAGGATTGCAAAATGCCGACATCAACATATCTGCATATGTAGCAACGATAACCGATAAGGTTTCGGCGACAGGCGGTAATATAGAAAGTTTGCTAAGTCGAATGCTTGACAAATTCGATAGTTTCAAAATTGAAAATAATTCAATGAGCGACAACAGGAAGATCATAAATAACTTCATGCAAATGACACCGGAAGAAAAACAAGATGCATTGAACAAATACGTAGGATTATAGGAGGAAAGATATGCGTAACGGTTTTGAATTTAACGGCAAAAATACAACGGATTTTAAGCGAGTGACGGTCAGAACAAAGGACCGTCCCGTATTTCCACAGGTAAAGGAGTTTACCGAAAATGTCAATGAAACAGACGGTGAATATGATTTTACAGACGTGTCGGGTCACGAATATTTCAATACACGAAAATTTCAGATTGATTTTAACATCGGTGCGGACAGTACCGAAGAATTAAATAAAAAGCTAACCGCTATAAGCCGTTGGTTTAAGGGCAAAGGCACGCTTATTTTTAACGATATGCCGTTTGTTAAATGGAATGTAAGAGTAATAGACGATGTGTCATATATGCCCGAAAACAGTGGTAAGAAAGCCGTTCTTTCGGTAACATACAAGGCAAAGCCTTTTTCCGAGTTGATATTTGACGCACTGAACGGACCTTGTCTTGACACCGATATTTCACTTGATACCGAAATTCCGATAGGTCAAGATGAATATTTAACATTAAACGGTAATGGCACATACAAAAACATACCGAATATCGGTGATGTACACGTCAAACCTATTATAACCGTAACAGGTGCAACAAGCCCTTTCACAATAGGAAATAACGGCAAAAATATCACTGTTAAGCATACTGGCGATATTGTTATTGACTGCGAAAAAGAGATAGCTTACAGCGGAAATACAAGCCTTATGACGGATATATCGGGCGATTTCTTTGAACTTGTCCCGGGATTGGATAACACGATAACGGTAACAGGCGGCGGTGTCGTGCAGATAAATTACACGCCTAAATTTTTGTACGACGTAGATTTTGACAATATGAAATGGAGTGAATAACATGGCTTTTAAATTACACGAATGGAACGAAACAGAATTCACAGGCGGTTGCCTTGCGTATCTTAACAAAGCGTATGAAGTGGCGGTGTTTGAGGGATTGCAGGAAACACACACAGTTTCTTTTAAATACCCTATGAAAGACGAAAAAGCGGAGCTTATAAAAGAAAATCGTATAGTATCGGTTGAAGGACAAGCATACCGAATTACAACTGTGAAACGAGATTACAGCGGTTCAAGAATTATGACGGTAAAAGCCAACAGGATATTTTATGAGGACGCAATGCGACATCATTTTCCTACGATAGGCAATGACACTGATGTATCGAAGTCAACGATAGGTGTTGACCCGTACGACGTTATAAAACTTGCGATAGCCGATACAAAGTTTGAGCTTATACCCGACAGTGAACTTAAAGAAATGGGTATGACGAGAATAGGCGCAGACGGCGTTAAAATCGACTTTTACCCGACTGATAAGATAAATACTTATGACGTAATTCAAAACGTCATAGAGGCTTACGGCAGGGGTGAAATATATTATGACAATTACCGATTTGCGGTTGTGGAGCGTATCGGTAAGGATAACGGAGTGAGAATGTCAATAAAGAAGAATATGACAAGTCTTTCTGTCGAGAGAAACACGCAAGAGCTGACGACAAGACTGTATATGTACGGCAAGGACGATTTGACGATTTCATCTGTAAACGGCGGTAAGCCGTACATTGACAGTAAAGAGGGTATCGAGAAGTACGGTATTCGTGAGGCGTACCGAGATTATAGCGATTATGATGACCCCGAAAAGCTAAAGGCGTTTGGTGAGTGGGACTTAAAGGGCGAGGGTAACGATTTTAGACTTGACCGCCCTCAACTGACAATCACGGGTGACGTGGTTGATTTGAGTAAACTTGCCGAGTACGGTGATTTTTATAAAATTGCGTTGGGTGATACAGTACACGTTTTTGAAGATAATATCGAACATAAACAGCGAATTGTATCAATGACGTATTACCCATACAGTGCAAAACAGCCGTCAGTAACAATCGGTCAGCCGACGTTGGCAAATCCGTATTACCACGCGTGGTATATGGGTAAGCTGATTAAAACTATTCAGAAAAATTCGGGCAGAGCGAATAAGCTGAAAACAAGTTACTTCCACGGTACATTGAACAGTACACAAAATCCCGTTGAATCAGATAACAAAAAACTGCTGTTAGACGGTGATTTGCTATATATCGAAGATAATAAGGGCAGACGAAGAATAAACCTCGGAAATATGGACGGTGCGTTCGTTTTTCAGATATTCAATCAGTTGTCGGAGAAAACCATTGAAATGGATGATGACGGTAATGTTACTATAACAGGTGTATTTGCCACAGGCACAGATAAAAACGCAAGAACAGTTATAGATAAGAATGGTATTCAAAGTTACGACGCTGACGGACAAAGAGATGGATTATGGTGTAATGAACCCAACAGTGTAAATCAAAGTTTTTCTGATTTGACTTTATATAATAAAGGAAAAGAAATCTTTCAAATATATAATGAGGGTTTTTATGAACATTTAAAATCAAAAGGAAAAAGTTTTCTCGGCACTAACGGCGATAATTCTTATGCCTACGGTAAATGGAAGTTTGAGCAAGGAGCAAGCGGAACATTCCAAACGGCAGACGGAAAAACTGTAACAGTTTCGGGCGGACTTATAACAGATATTTCATAAAAATATTTACAAAAATCTTCCTTTGTGGTACAATTTAGGTATCACAAAGGAGGTATTTTTATGAAAGGGAATATTAAAAGTTTTATATGCGGTATGCTCGTTATGGGTATTATATCGTGTGCAGGAGTATACGCAACCGACGTGTGGCAGAATATAAATGTTTTACCGAATACAATAAAAGTTGTGGTAGACGGTAAAGCGGTACAAGCCGACAATTTCCTATACAACGATACAACATACTTGTCGATAAGGGCGGTAAGTGAAGCACTGGGAAAAGACGTACAATATGATACACAAACAAGCACCGCCACAATATCAGAAAAGAAAGAAGTTGATAACATGGCAGTTACAAGTAAATACACTCCACCGACAGAATATATAAATGATTCCGATTATATAATTCAAAAGGACGGTGTATATTATGCAACCACAAGATATATTCATAATTATACTGCGTGGGATTTTGATACAGATACGGCAAATTTAATAATAGAAGATAGAAACGGCGATAAACATTCTTTTAAGGCTGTTGCGATAGAGGGGCATACTTGTATACCGTATGACCAATTTGTCGACGAGATACAACCGCTGTTGAAATAAGAAAGGGGATTTACAAATGATATGGCAACAAGAAGTGTTGGATAAAATAGTATCGAAAATTAAACCCTTTTCGGATTCAGCTAAAAAGTACAAAGCAAATGAAGAAGAAAAGCTTTTTATAGAAAATCTTGCAAGAGAAATGCTTAATAAAAATGCTTTACAGCATTTGAAAATTGACAGACGTTCAAACGGACTGTTAAATTTTCAGTATAAGACTATGCAGATTGGACGAATTAATTTAAGGTCTAAGCCGACGCGGTTACAAATCGTATCGCAGTATGATGTACGTTGGTTAGAAAGACTTTCTGTAAGGGAATGTATAAGAAAAATTCCCGAGTGGATGGAATATTTAGATTATTTGATGAATAAATAGCACAAAAGACACCTCATTATGGGGTGTCTTTTGTGTTGGCTAACTACTTCGATATTATCGAAGTAGTTAAAGCAAAGCAAATGAACTAGGTGAATAATATTCACCTAGTTCAAAAATGCACGTTTTTGATACGAATTTATAAAAGGTTAGTTGTTATCTTCCGATGTATCGGCTTTTTTGGATAGCAAATATCCTATAAAGTCATAGACCGTTTCTAAATGTTCTTGGTCTAATGTTTTCGCTAATCTGAAAATTTTTATCATATTATCATCACCAGGAGCAGAAATATCAGAAAAGTCGTTTATGGCAGAAAAGTATTTGTCTTTCTCCTGTGTGGGGTGCGAAATATTTGGTATATCAGTATTACCAACAATATAGTCCAATGATACATTATAGTATCGAGCTAATTCGTTTAAGATTTCAATGTTGGGCGAACGATTACACGTTTCGTAGTTGCCAAGCGTAGATGACGATATTTTTAAATCGTTAGCTACATCTCTTAGTAGTAATTTGCGAGAACGTCTTAAATTTCGTAATCGAATGCCTGTGATGTTTGTAGATTCACACATAGTAAACACCTCCTCCGTTTAATGTAATTATATAATAAAAATATGAAAATGTCAAAATAAATTCAAAATAGGGGTTGACATATTACAAAATGAATGATATACTACAAACATCAAATGACAAAATGAATAAAATAATTCAGAATGTCAAATAGAAAGAGGGTGAATTAAATGAGATATCTAAATTTTAGTGTTGATGATGAAACCTATAAAAGGGCGAAAATTGATGCGGTCAATGAGGGCAAGACAACAAGACAGTATCTTGTAGATATTCTGACAGAACATCTAAATCAAAAAATGAAAACAAAAAAATAGAATGTTGTCACGACTACCAATCAACACAACATTCTAAACAAAACTCCGAAAGGAATTTATATATACATTATATCATAACCTTTCGGATAAATCAAGTGTAAAGAAAGGATAATGAATATGACAAATCAATTAGTACCGATTGAAATTAACAATCAGAGAATTTTAACAACACAGCAACTTGCGGCGGTTTATGGTGCAAGCGAACAGCAAGTACAACAAAATTTTAATAATCATAAGGACAATTTTGTCGAGGGCAAGCATTATTATCTTCTAAAAGGTGAGGAATTAAGGGACTTTAAGAACCACTTCGATAATATCGAAGTGGTTCTCGGAATCAGTAAACACGCACCGCAACTATACCTCTGGACAGAACGCGGAGCAAATCGTCATTGCAAAATTCTTGACACCGACAAGGCGTGGGAGCAATTCGACAACTTGGAAGAAACATATTTTCGAGTAAAGGAACAACGCCCCGCTTGCATTGAAGATGTTCTTATACAGAGCTTGCAAGAGATGAAAGAAGTAAAGCAACAAATACAAGCAACCAACAAGCGCCTTGACGGGATTTCAGATATTGTAGCTCTTGACACACATTCGTGGCGTGAGGACGCAAGAAGATTAATCGTTAAGATTGCGCAGGCTATCGGCGGAAATGAATACATAAAAGACGTTAATGCAGAAGTGTTTAGACTTGTGGAGCTTAGAGGTGCAACACGACTAAGCATAAGGCTTACCAATATGCGCAGACGCATGGCAGACAACGGTGTTTGCAAATCAAAACGCGATAGACTGAACAAAGTTGATGTAATCGCAGAAGATAAGAAACTTATTGAGATTTACGTTGCAATCGTCAAGGAAATGGCTATTAAATACGGCGTAGATACAGTTTCATAAGAAAGGAGTTAAAATTATGTTAAGACACAAATTTATGAATGAGAGAACAGTTACCTTTGATGACAAGGTATATAACGATTTAGAGTTACTTGCGGATGTTACAGGCAGAACTCGTGAAGAACTTATACATAAGGCGGCAATAAACTTGATCGAGGAAAATAAAGAGTATTTTACCGAGTATATCCTTGTAGATTATTTGGAGGACTTCTTGGACGGCAATGCGGAGAAGGAGAGTTGCAAGGGTGCAGGTGTTAAGGTCGATTTGGGATATGACGAAGATGATAATTATACGATGTATTTCAGCGTGAAAGATACCAACGGAAAAACGATTGAAGAAGAGTATCGTGATTATGACGATATAGACGCTTTAATTGATTTTCTACGTCAATTATCTTATAAAATTGACCGCGATAGCGAAGATGTGAAGAACTACCTTAAGCAAAGAATGGACTACCGTTAAAACGGCGTAGGAGGAATTGTGATGTTAAGTAGAGAAGAAATAATTAAATATATAACTAAATGTGTTGATTGTGCTATGCCGATTTTGCAAGATGAAAACGGTCTTGATGTTTCAAGAGGTTATAGCTTTATGTTGGATAAAGACAAAAAGGCTAAGGTAAATATAGTTTTTGAAAATCGTATATAGATTATAGCGTTAAAGCACCTTTCGGGGTGCTTTTTTCGTACAAAAAATGAGGTGACACAATGTACAGACGAATACCACCATAGCACGCTTACGGCGTGTTTTTTTAATACCAAAATCCCAATCAATTACGATTAGAAAGGAATGATAAAATGAAATTAAATTTTAATTTTAGCGGTAAAACGCTGTTAAAGGATTGGTGGAAGATTGTTCGTGATAATTTCACGGCAATTCAAACCGACCACAACACACTGTCCGACAAATTGGACACAGAAATAACGCAACGCACCAACGCTGATGTAGGTTTGGCGGACAAAATCACCGCCGAAACCAAAGCGAGAGAAAACGCTGACAGTTCGTTGCAAAAAAATATTAATGATGAAACGAAAAACAGGCAGACGGGCGACAGTGAATTACAACAGAAAATATCAGCCGAAATCACCGAAAGACAGACGGCAGACAGCAAAAAGGCTGACAAAACAGAGTTGTACGGCACTGATGAAACGACAAAACATACTGTTACATATTCATTGACTGCGGCGGATATGGCTGTCAGTATTGACGCAGGACACAGTACAGGCACGGTTACAGTAGCGGGTAACACTGTTAAATCAAAAATCCTGTTAGACGGTTATTCAATACAGGCGGCGGATTTATCCGCAATGTTCAGTTGCGGAAAAGGTGAGGACGGCGACAAATATATTTGTATATATTATTCACCCGAAACAGGTACGCTAACAATGACGGTTGAAGATGTTGAAACGTCACCGGAAGAGGGAACTATCGCATTAATGACGGTAGGATATAACACCGCAACAGTAACAACAATGTACAACAGGGCGCAAACGTTTACAGGTATCAGTAACCTAAATAACCTAAAAACCAATAATAAAAATTCATTTTTGGCGGCGGTCAATGAAATTGCAACAAAACTGACAACTGAAATTTCAGACAGAGAGGACGTAGAATATTCACTGACTGAAAAAATCATTACTGAAATTTCAGACCGACAGGCGGCGGTCAACGAGTTGAAAGCAAAAATAGCAGATATAAATACAGAACTGACAACGGATAACCTGTTTTATGATTTATCTAAATACGTCAACAGTGACAACACATTAGTCACTGACGACAGCGGTGTACAGTATTTGTCATATTCGGGTTCGTTTGAAAACGGAACGTATTTGTATCACAATTTTGTTGTTGATAATTTCCACCGTAAACCGAAAACGGAAACCACATTAGAATTGACATTCAATGTGGCGTCACGTCATATAGCAGGGGACGGTTGCGACATCGGCGGTTTGAATATAGGTGAAACAGACGTATTGATTACATACACTGATACAACAACAGAAACATTCGGACAGTCATATTACACAGCAACCGATACAGGTGATAAAACAATCACGATAAACGGCACATCAGCAACATACAAAACAACAGAGTTTGATTTTAAACTCCAAGTAACTAAGGAAATCGAATCGATTTCGTTTCGAATTGTATCGGATAACTATTATACAGACGGCGATCCAACGGGAAATGTGTGTGAACAGAAAACATTAATACAGTCGGCTGTTGGTTATGATGATGAATGTGTAGTAGCCCGCAAAGAATTAGATGATTTTGTGCAGGTAATAGAAACAGCATTAGACGGCAAAGCACCGAAAAATCACGCAAGCAATGGCACAGGGTTTGGAAAAGGTACACGTACTGCGTTTGGACATGTTAAATTGTCGGAGGCTATAAATAGTAGTACTGGTGCAGACGCGGGTATTGCAGTTGCACCCAAAGCAGTAAAAACTATCTCTGACACACTAAGCACTGAAATATCTGAACGACAAGTGGCAGATGACGAATTGAAAGGTAAAATTGAATATGGAGAATTAGAGAGACAAGCAATTGTTGAGAATATAAACGAACTTGAACATAGCAAAGTTGGGTCGAATGACAGAGTAACCGGGGAAGAAATGGATTATAGTGTGACGGAGTTGTTGAAGTGGGTTGCCGAAGGCTTAGAAAAAAGTAATTCAATTAATTATCCGGGACTTGCCTATATAATCAGTGATGTTTATGAAATGTATAATGCACTTTGCAGTTATGGTTTCCAAGAGCCGATCGAGGTTGTAAAAACGGTGGCGGAGTTAAAAAAGCAAGCTGAAAATAAATAAAACGGAGGACTAATTTATGGATAAGATTTTTAATTGGACAAGTACGGTAATAGGAATTGTGGGCGGATTTTTCGCCGCAATATTCGGTCAGTGGGACAGTATTTTATGGGCGCTGTTGGTGATAATGGTGTTGGATTATCTGACAGGTATTATCAAGGCAATCTACACAAAAACAATGTCGAGTGAGATTGGTTTTAAAGGACTGCTCAAAAAGATTACTATATTAATTATAGTAGCGTTATCAAACGTCCTGCAACAGATTACGGGCGATAACGTCGCAATACGTGAGATTGTCATTATGTTCTACATAGCGAATGAGGGTATAAGCGTGTTGGAAAATGTGGCAGTGATATACCCGCGAATGCCACAAAAGTTGAAAGATATATTGTTGCAATTACGTGGCGAAGATGATACGGAGGAATGATGTAATGGATATTCAAATCAAACAGGGCCCGCAGTGCCACACGTCTAATTGCTACACATACAGGAATGGCGATATTAAATATATCGTCATTCATTTTACGTCAAATAACGGCGATACGGCATTGAAC